TGTGCGGGCATGCCGTGAACAGGCAGGTCGCCCGGTCATCGCCGCCATCATAACGCGCCTCAAGGTCGGCCAGATAGTCGTACCGTATGACGTCGAACTCAGTGCCGTAGCAGTCCCAGACCTGCGCCTGCGGCAGTGTCCAGTAATAGTCGGGGCTGTTGCTGAACGCCATCGCATGCGGTGGCACGTTGCGGTAGACCGCGCCGCACTCCAGCATGACGTGACAGCCCCACGCTCTGTTCGGTGTCGAGCGTAGCGCGAACCAGACGGCAGGCTCGAAGCCCTTGCCGTCCTTGCGGATGAACGCGCTGTCAACCCAGACGTAAAGGTGGTGGGGCAGGTTGCGGCTGGCCATTACTTGTCCCTTGCTTCGATCATGGCGTCGGCCACGTTGTAGCTGCTCTCGGCGAGTAATTGCCCGTCCAGTGTTTTGACGGTTGAGCAGGCGATCAAGCCCATGACTGCCTGCCCGGCGAAGTAGTCGCGCAGGGTCATGCCAGTCGCGCTATACGCAAAATCTGGGTTGTGCGGCACTAAGTGTGGAAATGCGTTCATTGATATTCTCCTTCGTTAACATCAAATGGTGTGGCTTCGGCCAGCATAAACTCATACGGCCAGCGGTCTGTTGGATCGATAACGTGCGTGCGTATCTTCTTCTCAAAGAGATCAGGCCTGTCGCTCCAGTCCCACATCCGCCACGTGAGGTCTACGTCCTCTTGCTCCGCTACTTGGGCCTCAAAGTTTCTGTGGATTTCATTGGCTAGTCGTATCCTGTGGTCCTCTGGCATAACTCTGTCCCAGCGGGACGCGTAGTCTGCTCGGACGCTTGCCTTGATATGTTCAACCGGCCTTCGGGCGTCCCGGTACAGCAGCACGTAGCGCTGGTTGATGTTCTTCGTCCCACGTCGTGGGTATTCGATCACGTTGCCGTCTGGCGTGGTGACACGGAAGCGATACAGCGGTTTGGCTCCAAGGCGTTTCTTCTTTGCGCGCGTCTCGGCGCTCTTGCGGAGAGCCTTGAGGGCCAGCGCTAAGGCGTGGCGCGTATTTGCTCGGGCCTCTTCATCCTTGACGCACGCGGCACGGGCGTGCAACTCGCACAGCGCCTCGATCATGCTCTGCTCGTCTGCGTTCAGGCTGGCGTCCACTTCCGCCGCGCGCTCGGGGAACGCCGCGTCGTACGCATCGCCGAGGAGCGGCCGCACAAGGCGCTCAAAGGCCGTCACTACTTGCCGCGAGGTGGGGTCGTACGAGGGTGCCAGCCCAAGGGCTTCGTCGCGGACGCGCGCCCACTCTCGCAGGGACGTGACCCCGAAGCCTGATATCCTGAGAAGCGTTTGGTCCGATAGGGTTCTCACCTCACCAAAGGTGCGGTCGTAGCTGTGGTACGGAAATGATGTGCCGTAATGGCCTTCATACAGGGCGTGTTTTACGCGATTGCTCAGTGGCAGGTCGCGGATCAGGGTGTCGTCGGTGACGGTCATGCTGCCGCCCTTTCTTGTTGCTGGATGTGTAGCGCCTCGTCGAGCAGTTCCTCGCGCAGCGTGTGCAGCGCGGCCAGTCGGTCGAAGTGGGTGATGCGGTCTGCGGCGCAGGCCAGTGTGTCGTTGGGGTAGTCGCGACCGTTGGGCGTGACCTGCTTGAGCGCGTCGATGACCTCGTCAATTAGGGCCATCGCATTGCGGCGCGGGTCGATGAGGTCAAAGGCGCTGCTGCCGTTGATGTTCAGTGTTGGTCGTATCATGTCGTTGGTCCCTTAGTTCGTTGTTGGTCTGACTGTCTGTAAACAGTTTGAGGGTAGGGTCAAGCGTCTATTTGATGCGCCACACGAGGAGCATGTTGTTCTCGCGCATGGTGCGCCAGCGCCAGCCGTGGATGTGGCTCTTGTTGAGCGAGTAGATAAGGCGGCGCGTGCGCATCATCTCTGGCGGTGACAGCTCGAACTCGCCGCAACGGGCAAGCGGTATGGCTAAGATGCGGTCGTCAGTTGGTATGCGGATCATGTTGGTGTCCCTTCTGGTTATGGCGTGACGTGGCCGTTGGAGATGAGCGTGACCTCGATGCCCTCGTCGGGAAAGCGTTTGTCGATGACGCGGTATGCGTGTTGGTCCCACTTGCTGAAGGCGCAGGCCGCCTCAACGGCCATGTGCGAATAACGGAATGTGGCGACTAGCTCCCATTCGTGGCTGTCTGTGTTGCGGTGTTGTAGGTCGATAAGCATGTTGGTGTGTCCCTCTTCGTTGTTGGTAATTAAATCCAAGCCTTGACGACAGTCTCGCCGAGGCTTTCCAGCCACGCGCCGATCTCGGCAGCGACGGCGTTAGCTTCTTTTATGTTGCTTGCGCTTTCAGGTGTGATTTCCTCGCCAGCGGCGTTGAACGCAGCGACGATGTACTTGCCTGTGTAGCAAGGGTGCAGACCGACCTCTGCCTGAAGAGCGGCTGGGGTTCCGATGTAGATGCGAGCTTCGGTAGTCATTTTGTGTGCCCTTATTCTGTGTTGGTCTGATTGCATATAAAGCATTTGAGGGCACCGTCAACCCCCTACTTGTAAAAAATTACACGTGTTACGTTTGTTTGCAATCATGTGGTTTACACCGTCTGAGGTAGCCCTGCAACCAAAGCGTTTACACTGTGTCCCATTGGACACCACGGGACGTCACGGGACACGGTGCATCCTGTACCATCTGACCCCATCCCACGGGGTATAGGTAGAACCTACCCGTGGAGTGGGGCAATGGGACACCCAGAAATTTTCGTGGGTGGTGCAGATCGAAATGGGTCACAAAAAAGTCGAACCTCGTACTGTACCACCAACTGCACCATCACGTAATGGCGTGGTGCACGTAATATATTGCGTCCCACTTCCGATGATGATATTCCTAAAACACTAGGAGAATAGAAATGGCTGACAAAATGTACAGGGGCAAACCCCCTCGGACTGAGGGATGGGAGCAGATTGCCAAGATAGAGGATGACGTGCGCTGGTTTGTGTTCGTGAAAGATAGTCCCGACAGCGAGTGGATAACGGTGAAGCTCGTGGCTGACGGTCGTGTCCCTTGCAAGGCGAACTATTGGCTCGGCTGGAACGGCAAGCGTTTCTCTCAGCAGCAAGATACGTTCGCAATCATGCAGCGCCGCCCTGAGCTGCTTAAGGTTGTCGAGCGGTTGATCGAAGGGTATGATTTACTGTAACCCCTTGCGCTGGGCACTGGCAGGTGTTATTTGCGCCATCGTGACTGGTAGCACTGTGTAAGCGAACGGAGCATGCAGACGATGCCGTACCCGGCGAAGAAGACTGAGAAGTTGGTGGCGGAGGTGCTTGAGCGCCTGTCGCTTGGCGAGACGTTGACGTCGATTAGTCGCGACTTGAAGTTCAGCGCGATGTCGTGGGGCAGGTGGCTCGAAGAGGACGAAGAGTTAGCGCAAGCGCACGCGCAAGCCAGAGCCGCTGGCGCAGACGCAGTCGCCGACCACGTGCTTGAGATCGTGGACACCCCACCAGAGCGCTTCGAAGGCAAGATAGACAACGGCTCGATAAGCTGGGCGCGCAACCGCGCAGAGTATCGCCTTCGACTGCTCGGCTTCTGGCAGCCAGCCAAGTACAGCGCAAAGGCTGCCGACACTCCACCTAAGGCAGACGACGAGGACAAGGTCGACGAGATCGATTTGATGCTGCGCGTCACCGAACGTCTGCTGGCCTCAAAGCGTGACGCCGAATGAAGCTCGCCCTGTTCACCAACCCATGGCGTCGCGTCCGCGAACTTGAAGAGGCAGCCGCGCACCACGCGACTGAGCAGTATGCGCTCAACCACGCGCTGCATCTGGCGAACGAGCGTTACGACAAAATCCGCGCAGCCAATGCCGAGCTGCGTGAGACACTGACACTCTATCGCAATGCTTGACACGCTCACCCGCGACACCGAGCGCGTCTCTACGCTCAAGCCGAAAATGAAGACGTTCATTGACTGGCAGGAACGCTGGTCACGCACAGCGCGACCGAACCAGATACCGAAGAAAGACTTCAGCGAGCACGGCTTCATGGCCGGGCGCGGCTTTGGCAAGACGCGGATCGGTGCCGAGTGGCTCGGTGCCAAGGCCTGCTCTGTACGCAACACGTACTGCGCCGTGATCGCGCCGACCTACGCCGACATCAAGCACACGTGCTTTGAGGGCGAGAGCGGCCTGCTCAAGGTTATCCCCAAGTCGCTAATCGCGAAGTACAACAGCACCGACCTCATCCTCGAACTGAAGAGCGGCACGACGATACGCGGCTTCACGTCTGAGAAGCCAGCGCGTCTGCGCGGTCCGCAGCACGAGTTCATCTGGTGCGACGAGCTGGCCGCGTGGCAGAACGCCGAAGAGACATGGGACATGGCCATGATGGGTCTGCGTCTGGGCAACGCGCCGCAGGTGGTCTGGACGACGACGCCGCGTCCGGTCGAGCTGGTCCGCAAGCTGATCGTACCGAAGCAGGGCCGCGTCGTGGTCAACGGATCGACGTTCGACAACCGCGACAACCTGCCCGACCGCTTCTTCGAGCAACTCGAACAGTACGAGGGCACGACCATCGGTCGGCAGGAAATCTACGGCGAGATGATCGACCCAGAGGAGCAAGGTGTCATCAAGCGGAGCTGGCTCAAGCTCTGGCCAGCGAAGAAGCCGCTGCCCGCCTTTGACTGGATCATCATGTCGCTCGACACCGCGTACACCGAGGCCACCCGCGACAAGAAGAGCGGCGAGGCGGACTACACGGCGTGCAGCGTATGGGGTGTGTTCCAGCACGAGACCAAAGGCTACGCCTTGCTGCTCGATTGTTGGCAGGAGCAGCTCGGCATGCCCGACCTCATCAAGCGCGTGAAGAAAGAGATGAACACGTCATACGGCGACGATCAGGACGTCGCGATGATTAAGCCCATGTACGGCAGCGCGAAGCCGCTGACGTCAGGGCGCAAGCCAGACATCCTGCTGATAGAGGACAAGGGGAGCGGCATCAGCTTGAGACAGATGCTCGAACGCGAGGGGATACTGGCACACGCCTACAACCCCGGTCGAGCAGACAAGCTGGCGCGCCTGCATGTGGTCAGCCCCGTGTTCGCACGGCGCAGGGTGTTCCTGCCTGAGAGCGACAAGTTCCCCGGCAAGCCGCGCGTCTGGGCCGACCCGCTGGTGGCGCAGCTCTGCTCGTTCAGC